GCTTGTTGCAGTTGTACCAAGCATAATTAAAGTTTGTACCACTAGAAGTATTTAATTCCGGGAAGCTGACTAGGCTGGAGCAGCCGTACCAAGGGCTACTAAAGTTTGTAACCGAACTTGTCACATCAAACGGACACGCAAATGAAGTCATGTTGCTTGCACCAATCCAAGCGTTAGCCAAGTTAGTTCCTAAATCAGCTCCACTGCCTATAGCAACAGAAGTAATCTGAGTTGCATCAGCAGCTTCGTTATTAAAGTACGGCCTATAAACCCCATCGCTATAAACAACTAAATCATAGTCACCAGCAGTATAAGTATGGGCTAACGTATTAGAAGTGCTCGTTTCATAACCGCCTGTTGAATCCCAATCAAGCGCGTAATCAACAGTGCCTACAGACCTAAGGTTGAATACTCCACCAGCATTTGTGATGCCGTAAGTAATGATTGCAGGGGCTAGTGTGCCATCAGTGATCTTGATTAGTTCTTGATCAGTCTTACGGGTTGGGAAGTACGCAAGGCGGGAGATGTGGCCGTTTGCTTGACCCCCAGTTTTCGGACCTTGCCCTATTTGCAAAACTGTAAAAGGGAGACTAGAAGCATCGGTAGGTACATTACTCACTAAGCCACCTTTCCAAGCGGCAGATGCTGTCCTAGTAGAACCAGAAACAGAATATCCTGCTGCAAAATTAGCGTCAGAGCCTGTAGCATTAAAGTTAACATGAGCCGTGTTATACACCCTCCACTCGTCATCATCTTTGTGCCACAAGCCAAGTGTGTCTGGACTGCCTGTGGTGCCAGAAGACAAAGCACTTGCATACCTACCTTCTTTTACGTCAGAAGCATTGATAGCAAGAGTCCCTTCACTTTGGTTATACCAACTATCAACACCTAGGGCACTGGTTGATACATCCGCTGCACGGGTTACGGCGCTGGAGGTGGTGGGGATTATCGAGGTTGGGAAGGTGCCTGCTTCTAGTTGGGCTCCCCAGATGTAGATGCCAGAGGTGCCTGAAGATGTTGATGTATTACTGCCGTCTGCGTCAGCAAGTCCTACAGCGAAAAACCTATAAGTCACAGTTTGAGTAACTGAACATTTATACCACCCGTTGCCTGCCGAAGAAATAGCAGCAGTTGCCCCAGCGTCTACAGTTCCAATGACACCTGTAATTAAATTAAAATATGCTTTAACATTTCCTTGTGCCCCATACACAAATGCCCATGTAAAACCAGCAGATTTAAGGTAGACGCTTGCCGTATAAGGAGTAGAACTGACGCCACCAATGTTGCGCGATGTGTTTGCAACACCAGTAGTGGTTGAGTATAAAAGATCAGCACTTTGTGTACCATCTGGAGCCACCGTATTGTTTGGGGTTACTGCCGCATTGGATTTAGTCCAAGCCGCATTATCAAACCTTTCGCTATATTTAAGCAGGTTTGTCTTAGCAAACTTATTACCTTCAATACTTGCCACATCAGCAGCACGGGTTACGGCGCTGCCAGACGTAGCGATTATCGAGGTTGGGAAGGTGCCTGCTTCTAGTTGGGCTCCCCAAAGATATAAGTCGATAATATAAGGTGCGTTTATATTTAAGGGGAAGATAGCTGTGGATGCAGTGGCGTCAGTGTGAGTGAAAGTAAAGACAAAACGTTGCCATTCAGACGTAGCAACGAAATCAGAAGATGGAGACTTTGGAGATGGTGAACCTATGCGAGGAAGAAATACATTATTAGTGCCTGGTGTTACTGCCTTTGCGTATACAGAAAATGTGTAGGTTTTGTCTTGCGTTAATGTAACGCTTTCAGCAATGTACCTAGTTCCTGAAGAGGGAAAGTAAACTTTGTCAGCAGTCAAAGCACCATCAGGTGCAGCAATAGTGTTACTCGTAACTACCGTAGCTGATCCCTTAGACCACTGATCAAACTGCTCGCTATACTCCAGCAAGTTAGTCCGTTCCTCTTCAATCAACAACCCCAGACTTTCACCAGTCACGGGGTCATGATCAAAGCGTGGTGCTCCTGATGCAGTGCCTTGGGTAGGTATGTAGTCAGTTAGAGCGCCTTCTTGTACTTGTGCGCCCCAGATAGAAATATCACAACTGGTGTCACTGCCACCCCTTAAACCTACACTAAAATATGCGTGACCAGCAGCTTCGTCTTCAACCATTTGATATCGCTGCCATTCTGGCGTAACAGTTAGGTTGTAATGTTCAGCACCCCCTTTATCAAGCCTAAAATAAATTGTTTGATTAGAACCTGTGTTGGATTTAATCCATATTGAACCAACGCTTGGAGTGCTAGGGATATTCGGTCTTGCTTGAAGTATGCTATATCCAGTACCAGACCTAGTAGCTACTACTCTGGTTGCAGTGGTTGTTCCATAGGGACTTTCAGTGGAATTAGGGGTAACGGAAATTGTTCCAGAATTTGCTGTTGTTGTCCATAGCCCAACACCATCGTCAATAGACTCAGACGGATATACCAAATTAACCGGACTGGTCTTAATCAACCCATCACTACCAACATACGTCCCACTACTGGCACGGCTGAAGGTGATTTTATTTTTAGTACTTCTAGAATCTCTGAGTGATTTACTTTTTGCAAAGTTTAAATCCAATGATGGTATTTTACCACCAGTTTTATCATACATTGGATTTGATTTTACTACATCAAATACAGAGTCAAATTGAGTACCGAATTGACGATTTAATGGAGACTTAATGGACATTTTTATTCTCCGTTATGCAGATTCGTGAACCACTGTAGAATTTTTTGTAATAGATCTTACCCAAACATATGCAGGACTGGATGTATATGTAAGATCTGACAATAATTTTTTAAGTTCGCCTTCGTATCTACTATAAACCATTCCAATATCTGTAAGATTTGGTGCTACATCTGCTGCTGTAATAATTATCATAAATGGAGTAGAACTTTGATTTTGAAAAGTAATACTACTTACATTATTTCCAATTTTTGTCCAAGCGTCTTGGAATATACTTGTTTTAGTCATCTTGCTGATTTTATTATTATTTAGTTAATAATGAAAATATTTTAATTATTTATTATCTAAAAGACCTTGCTTAATGAGTTTGGACAACTCTGCAGTTGATCCAACAAACAAGGCATTATTGTTGGTGACTTTTTGTTTGGACTTTGGACCTTCTTCGAGATCCTGCATCTTCTGCTGAAGTGCTACTAGTTTCTCAGCAGCGTCTGAGACGCTCTTGACGAGTTGCCCAGCGACTTCATATGCTCTGGGGTGGTCAGTGTTATTTGCCACGTCTAGGATGCCTGAGAGCGCCTCCTGACCCTTCTCAATGACATCATATAGTTGACCCCTGGTATAGTCATAATCTTTTTGGATATCTTTTTCAATATCAATGATTCGTTCTGTTCTTTTTTTGGGTTTTGGTTGCGATGCAGGAACAATTTCTGTTTCTACATTCAAAGCATCTTCTATTCCGTCGTAGGTTTCCTTCATACATCCTCAAAGAAACCTGACGTTTCACTAAATCCAAAATCATCACCGGATACTAAGAGTGCATCATCAAGTGCATCAATAACGGTATCGTTATTTTTGTCTTCAAGTGCCTTAGGTGTTACTGAATATTCTCTATATCTACCGGGTGATGCTATATCTGTAGTAGTATATTCTTTAGTAATTGCTTTCTTAATCAGACCTGTATCTGTGGTAGGACCATAGATATATGATTTTGCTGTAAAAGTTAAAATGTAAGTGATGTATCTACGTTGCATAAAACTATCATCCCAAGTATCTTCATATCTTATATTATTTAAAATAATAGGAACATCTTTTTTTTGATTCATATCAGGAATAAAATTTACAGTAATATTAAAATTTGGTTGAAAATATGGTAAAATTTGTTCAATAATTTGTAAAGAATCATCTTGGGTTTTAGTAATAATTCCCAATTCAAAATTTAAATCATAAGGAACAGGAACATATTGGGTTTTAACTTCATTACCGTTGTCGGCAATAGTGGATTTACATTTTTGAACTAGAGATATTTTACGAGAAGGATCATACTCAATACCAATCATTTCAAAATATAGGCGTGGTAAAGTAATTGATACTTTACGAAGATCTGGATTTTCTTCTAAACGAACTATAAATTTTTGCTTTGGTCCATAAGAAAGAGGAACTTTTTGTTCTTCTATCACTGAACCATCAGAAGGATCTAATTTTTTAATTTGTATATTATTAAAAATTGTACCAAATGCAATAACAGTTTTTCTTATTGCTTCGTTGTAAAAATGAGGTGTTAACATTAAAAGATGTCAGTAAAATTTCCATATTCGCCAAATGGATTTCTCTCTGTGAAATCAAGAATACTATCGGCTTCTATCTCAATATATTTATTATCTTCATAATTAGTATTAGTATTATCAATATTTACTGTAGTTGGATTGGTATCAATTATCCATATTCCGTCACTATCATAATCTGATCCACTTTCTTTTAAAATTGCTTGCCCCTCAGTAAATTTTCCAGTTGTATTAATTAATTTTAATTTTTTATCTGGAGCATACCATTCTGCAACTGTTGCTTTTATTCCAGTAGGAGTATATATTAATCCACCTTGACCATCATCAGATACTGAATGATATTCAATTATATCTCCAGAAACATAATTTCCAGTACCACCTTCTGCTAATAATACAGAAACTGAATAATCAGTGTTTAATTCTATATTATCAATTTCAGTAATATTAGTATTAAATTTATCATTACCAATTTCATAAATTTCACATGTCATTGTGAAAAAATATATTTTACCTAATTGGTAAAAAGGAGCTTCTTTTTCTACAAATTTTATCTCATATAAGTTTTCAGTTAATGGAAAATAAATTAAATCTCCTTCATTGGGTCGTTCTAAATTTTCTAAATCATTTTGAATTTTATGAAACTCATCTTCCCACCTTCTTTTTGACATAGATATTCGGATTTCATCTGTAATTTTTAACCCAAATTTGCTAATAAATTCAGAATTTTCTCCAAATCCTTCAACATTTTGAAGCATAACTTCTAGTGTTATTTTATTATTAAATTCTGAATGAATTACTTCATCAATAACTCCACCAATAATATTTTTTCTTGGTAAATAAATTATATCAGCACCAAACAGTTTAATCTGTTCATCTACTAAATCTTGAATTAAATTTGTTTCTGAATTATTATTTTGAAAATTCAGAGGAAAATAGTGACTAGTTGGCATTTTATCCTACCATATCCATGGGTGGTAATGCATACTTACTGAGAACTTCACTTTCTATTTGTTGAATTTCTACTAAAGCATCTTCATATAACTGTCTTCCATTCATAGTAATACCTCCAGGAAGTTGTACATTATTAAATTTAATCATATTTTGCCCCCATTGTTTTTTTATAAGAGCAGTAGCATATCGTTTTAAAAACATATCATTATACATTTCAGTAGCATCTGAAGGATCTAATAAACGATGTGCCTCTATTACAAGATATTTTCCTTCTTTGAGAAATTTTTTATTAATATCTAAGTATAAACGATCCCGACGCATGGTATATCTAAATTGCTGAAATGATCCATTATTAAGAACCATATCTAGAGTTTCTAGATATTGCTTAGTCATATAATAACTAAGAATATCAACTGATCCAAATTGGTATAAATCATTTAAAAATAATTGATACTCTAATCCAAACATATTAGAACGAATTGAACTACTGGACAGTCCAAATACTTTAGTAATACCTACAACATGATTTGGTATAGGAATATAATTTGTTGCTTCTTCCCAATTTACATTTCCATTTGTTGTTGTATTACTACCATCAAATCTTGTAATATCTTCTGTAGTTAATGAATGTCTCAAATAGCATCTCTCCATGCCATTATAACAGTTCTCTTGAAAAAATTGAATAGCATCATCAATAAGATCATCAACTTGATCTACATCAACATTGATTTCTAATACTGGTGCTCCTAATTTTCTCAGACAGTAATTAGTAAACTCTGTCCTAGATGCTGGTTGAGACATCCTTACAACCTACTTTTTAAGTATTTATGTTAGTAATTATTCTGCTGGTAGAGGATCAATAAACATAAAGGTAGATCTCATGCTCCTCCTATATTGTTCGTTCGTAGTAATATCTATCATCTCCGTAACTTCAGAAGGTGGTGTTGGAAATGTTAACGGAAATGTATCTCCATTTGGGAGATCTCTTAATGCTTGTCTCCAATCTTTAAACTCTTGCGATAAACTAGTTTCACACTCGATACTTTTAATCACTAAAACATCAGACATTTCTAAAGATTCGTTTCTAATTTCTCTCACTGAATCATATCTTAAGAGTTGTTGATTGGCATCAAAAGGAACTGTAATTGCATCCCATTCCGATTGAGATAATTGAACAACCCCTGCTTCTGTAGGTTGATCTGTGATATCATAGTCGTCAGAAGCAGTACATAAAAAATAGGGAACAACACCATCATCCATTTCATGAAGGATAGTTATACCACCAAAATTTGGTGTTTTATACTTATGTCTTTGTTCTGAAAATGTATCTACATCAACTGCTCCAATGCCTGTATCTACATGAGTTAAATGAATTTTAATATACATGGGTTTAATTTAATTTTAATGCAAAGAATGTAGAATTTGTCGTTAAGGTAAAAAGAGAACTAGATCCCCCACTTATACGTCTTCTTGACACTGCTAATTGATCATTGGCAGATAAATCTAATATAATAGAACAGTTTGCTGAACTGTCATAATGATTATCACTATTAGAATTACCTCTAATGTAAGTGTGTCTAACTTCATTTCCAATTACAGTACCATTTACAGTAATTTCAAATCCGTATACAGTTCTTAATGTTGCAGTTGTTCCACTAAAATTTATATCAAGATTATATCCAACTAAGTACCTCCCATTAGTTGCTACTTGAATATGATTAGTTGTAACAGAACCAGAACCTAACGTAAAAGATACTTGATTATCTGTAGTAGTATTTAACCAACTAGTTAATTGAGACGGAGTAGTGCTTGTTCCTAAAGATGTCTGTAAAAGATTTACTTTATAGCACTCTGTTGTTTCGTTGCTACCACCTCCACCAGATGTAGGATAATCCTGCCAAGTTGGAGCACTACTAGTTCCATTGGAAGTTAAGTATTGACCATTAGATCCTTTTGATCCGTTTCCATCAATGATAGGACCTTGTAAAATTAAATCATCGTTTATGATACTGTTTGGTTTTAATAATGCCATAATTAGGTATATGATTTTACTTTAACTATTGAAATGGAACTTTTAGATGCATCCAAAACAATATTGCTACTGGTTGCACTAGCATCTTTTTGGAATAAAATACTAATTTGTTTACCCGAATCTAATCTAAGTATGGATTGAAAATTGGCAGTAGATTCTCTATGTTCCGATACTCGTCTGATATAAGTATGTCTACATGTATCTGAAATTCCGACTCCATCAATTGCCAACCTATTTTTTACTGTTGGTCGTCTTCCTGAAGTGCAAGAATAATATAAACTTACTGTAATTAAATAAAATCCATTAGATGGAACTGTTATTCTAGTTCCATTATTAGTCCAAGAAGCACTGTTAGTTGTAAACACATTACTTGTGTTCATCCATGCTAATTCTGTTTCTGATGTCACAAATGGATCTGGGTCAGCGACACCTGTTCCATTGAACTGACAATAACTACTTATTGGAGTAGTAGATCCTCCTCCACCAGCACCAGAAACAGATACCCATTTTGTAGTTCCTCCAGTACTAAGTAATACTTGACCCGAAGTTCCTGCTGAACCAGTGCTATCTAACAGAGGTCCATCTAGTTCCAGAGATCCATAAATTTTTGTTTCATTTAGATTTGCCATGATTTTATTTTAATTGTATTATTTCAATAAAACTAGAATCTTCTGTTAAGTTTGAATCAGCATCACTGTCATTTCTGCCTGTTGTGTGTTCTAACCATTGAACTGATACTAAATCTCCAGTGTTTAATTCCATTAATGTAGATTGATTTGAACTAGTGCTCCCATGTCCACTAGTTGATCTTAGATACGAATGTGCTGCAACATATTCATTTGGAGTTCCATTGATTGCAATTGCAACTTGAGGTCCTAATCGATCATTGGTGGTAGGATCAGTGGTCAATTCCCAATTGACATTTATCAAATAAAGTCCGTCATTAGGAACTTCAATCGTTGAAGTTGTTACTGTCCACGAACCACTAGAAAATACTGGTGTTGTATTTAACCATGTTGGTGTAAAATATGTATCACTAGCATCAGTATTGTCTATTTTTGAAGATCTTATTTTTAATTCAAGGGTATATGCTTTGTAAGAGTCAGATCCAGAACCACCGAAAATACCTGGATTTTCTGTTCCTGTACTTGTTATAGATTTATATGCTGTCATCACAGTACAATCCCTACTATCTGTATCTTCTACTACAGCAAGAGTATATCCAGTAGGAGCAGTAACTGATGATGCTACGTCATCATCATCAAGTAAACCAACAGCAAGAACCATAGAACCAGTATTATTAACGGTAATTGAACCAGGATCTGGCATCGAAAAGGTACCCGTCGTGTTACTAATACTTCCAAAAGGATCGCTTGGATCAGCACCTCTGAATGCAATCATTACATGCACACCATCATCCTCAAGATTACTTGCTGTTTCTGATGTTCCGGTAGCAATTTTATAAAATGCTGCACTCTCCGGAAAAGCACTATTATCAGGTTGAGTTCCTAATCCTGGAATTGCAGTCCAACCAGTGCTTGGAGTATTACGATCAACATCATCAGAAGCACTAAAAAATAGAACCAAATCACCAGTCAGTAATCCAGTTAAGGTTAAATTATTAGTAGTATCCTCTTGA